CCTACAGGAATTAAATTTAAGCTACCAAATTTTTCAATAGGATTGAATTTAAGAGGATTAATAATAGCGGTAACTGCTGACAGTGTATTTGATGGAACAGTATCAAGGTCTAAGTCAATTACTAAGAATGTAGGATCAGCTTCGTTAACCGTAAACGTTCCTACAAGTTCGTAGCCATTAGGCTGCTGGAAAAATATCCTACTGGTTCCGGTGTAACCGCCGTACAACTCTAATACTTTTGTCCAATCTATTCTTGTTGCATTGCCTTTAGTTGGAGGATTTTCTAAACCTATTGCAAGTACAGCTTCGTAGACATCAAGAACAGATAGATCATAATATCCTGTAATTTTATTTTTAATCAATAATACACCAAACTGATCAACAGTAACTCTAACCTGCGAACTAGCAATGTCTTGACTTAAAACAAGATCTTGCAATTCGTCAACTTGACCGCTTTCAGCAAAGACGCTGGCAATAACTGTTTTAACAATGCCAAGTTTCTTGACCTTCGCTGGGGGGCTAATATAGATAGGAGTTGTAAAATCAATAGAACATATATCAATTTCTGATTCAGTGCCTTGCGGTATTGTCCTAGAGCTAAAATTAATATTGGTAATATCTATAACACTTAAACTAGTCCAATCAATATAGTTGTCTGTAGTTTGTATTTCTAAGCTAGGATTAAACAGCACTAGAATTTGTTCTAATAGTTGTAATTTTTGATCAGTGCTTGTGGTCCATATCTCAGCTTTTAACGAAAGTTTAAAAGGAGTTGGCATTAATCTTTCTACAGTATACCCGCCGCCTTGATAATTTTTATAATCTCTGCTGCCTTCTACAGTATCAAATGCTCGTTCTCTAAGATTGAGTTTACTAACAAAACTAGCATCGCCTAATCGACTAGTATCTAATTCAAGGCCAGAAATCCAACAAGCAATCTTAGGAACATTGGCCATGGTGTTTTCAGAGTTTCCGCTAATAATTGCACCCACTTGTCTGGACATGTCTCCGTAGGCTACAGGGACATGTTTTTCAGTACCATCGCCTAGGCGGTATTTAAACCCAATAAAGATACGCATGAATTGTGTAACATATCTTCGAACTTGGCCATCATAGAAAAAATCCATTATTCGTCCGCCTCTGGTCTAAGAGCCTTGCTAAGACTCTGTCTTTCTTTAACAGTATTACCGTTGATAGTAGTTTGATTATTATTGTTAATAAACCCGGCCTTCTGCGTCTTACGGTCATCTTTACCTTGATACACATCACCTACTCCAACATCGCTTGGACCTAAATTACTCATAGTCATTCTTACATTATCCTCTACTTTAACCCATCGACGTCCGTTAAACCTAAACAGTCTATGTGGAAAATAATCTTTTCTAAGACAAAATTGTCCTTCTACTGGACCCATTGGAAATGCTATTCCAGCGGTAAACGGCGAACCGTTTGTTGGAATGCCGTCTCCTACAAGGTATCCATCGTACCCAGATGCAGTAGGGGTCATCAATGTTGTGCTAGCAGTAGTGCCTACATAAATTGGGTCACCGTTGCCATCAACTAACGGAGTTCCGTTTTCATCAGTAGCTTGAGTTTCTACGCTGGCATCAATTTCGTTAGTATCAGCAGTGACCAAAACTGGTTTATTATTTTCATCAACAGTCAGTGTAAAAAATTGAGTAATATCGTAACCGCTTTTTGGCGCATCTAATTCTGCTTGATCCAAAATTGACGCAGTTATCTGCATGTCTTTTTCATAAGAGCTGTTGATTTCTCCTATAGTCGGACTATCAGGATCGTCAGCATTTAACACATTGTTTAGAATATCTTCAAACTCCTGACTTGCGGTCATTGGCTTGCACTTGGCTCTATACAAATGTGGATACCATGTTACGCTAAATCCTTCCGCTGCACGAGTAATATCTTCAATAACATAAAATCTTTTTAGAGCATACTTTGCATCATTGAGAGCATGATCATCTTTCAAATGCGGAAGCTCGATTACATCGCCTGCAATTAATTTCCGGCCAAACTTTTCAATAGTATCATTGATATGAAAAGTCATAAAAACTGTATCGTTTTGTAAAAATAAACCAAACTGGCTAAGGTTAAAATCTAGATCTTGAAGGCTATAAACGCCTCTAAGTATATAAACATCGTCTGCATAATCTCTATTTCTATTTTCTAAGAATAGTAAATCATCTATGTTGCTGATGCTTTCTTCGGTGTAAATTGGCTGAGATGCAGAGCCGTCTCGAATAAATTTCCAGTATCCTGTATTAGGTGGCGAAGTGTTTGTATTAGTTACAATTGCTTTATAGACTTTGTTATTAATGCTAATCATGTCGTTGACCGCATATTGTTTTGCAGAGTCCCAAGCGGGAGTAATCATAGGCCCTAGGTATTTGTGTAAAAACACATCAGTACCGCCAACTTGGAACATTTCCCAAATGGTTTTGTCTATGAATTTATAATCATTGCCCTTTTCTGGGCGGTATAACGAGAGTCTTGGCATAGTAGTATATTTACCGCTACGATAAATAACAGTATGAGCCAAATTGATCAATCCAGACAACAAGTTTACAGCTATTGCAAAACAATGCTAGGTGACGGTATGATTGATGTTGAACTAGACCCTCAACACTATCAAACTGCATTAGATCGTGCTCTAGCTGTATTTAGACAACGTAGCGATAATTCCGTTGAAGAAAGTTTTGTATTTTTAGCATTAGAAAAAGACAAAAACGAATATATTTTGCCCAAAGAAATACAACAGGTACGACAGTTATATCGTAGAAGCATTGGTTCTAGAACTGGCAGCGGCTCAGGCGGAACAGTATTTGAACCTTTCAACTTGGCCTATACAAATACTTATTTGTTAAGTTCTACAAATATGGGCGGGCTGTTAACCTACGAACTGTTTGCAGGATATCAAGAACTTGTAGGTAAAATGTTTGGTTCCTTCATCAACTTTACCTGGAATCCACAGAGTCATAAACTGGTAATTCAGCAACGTCCTAGGGGTGATGAAGAGATTATGATTCAGGCTTATAATGTAAAACCCGACTTTGCTATAATCGAAGATGTCTACGCAGGCCAGTGGATCAAGGATTATAGTTTAGCCAATTGCAAAATGATGCTGGGACAGGCCCGTGAAAAGTTTGCTCAAATTGCAGGCCCGCAAGGCGGAAGCAGTCTAAATGGCGCAGCTATGAAAGCAGAAGCTCAAGCTGAAATTGAAAAACTTACCGACGACTTGATAAAAAATGTACCAGGCGGCAGTGGCTATACTTGGATTATTGGTTGACCTTTAAAATATTCTCCTGTATACTTTGTACAGTTGGAGAATATTATGATTATAGGCATTTGCGGTTTTATTGGCAGCGGTAAAGATACTGTTGCAGACTACTTACAAAACTTTCACGAATTTAGACGAGAGAGCTTTGCATCTACACTTAAAGATGCAGTGAGCTCTGTATTCGGCTGGGATAGAACCTTGCTAGAAGGGCGCACAAAAGAAGCCCGCGAATGGCGAGAACAAGTAGATCCTTGGTGGGCAGAACGTTTAGATATGCCTACACTAACACCTCGTTGGGTGTTACAATACTGGGGTACAGAAGTTTGTCGTAAAGGCTTTCACGATGACATTTGGATTGCGTCATTAGAAAATAAACTCCGTACCAGTAAAGATAATATTGTTATCAGTGACTGCCGATTTCCTAACGAAATAGCGTCATTAAAACGTGCTGGCGGTATGATTGTTTGGGTACAGCGAGGCAGTTTACCAGAATGGTATGCTGATGCTATTAGCGCAAATCAGGGAAATAATGTTGGACTCAATGCTATGAAAATGCGGAAAATTCATGCTAGTGAGTGGGCATGGTTAGGCAGCGATTTTGACCTAATTATTGACAATAACAGAACTATTGATGATTTGTATAGACAAGCACAAAGCCTAGTAATCAGCGACGAGGTCCCCTTGCACCCAACGTATCCCGTCTTTTGACAATACCTGGGCACAATTGCAACATATAGTTTTTAAATTAGTAG